ATTTTGGTTGCACCTCGAACAGCGTCCACAATTACTGGGCCAGAACTAGTCCGATTTTTTACCCAAACAAAATCAGGCCGAATAGCTGTGGTAATTGTTTGGGTTGATCCATTTCCAGTGTACAAAATTGTTCTGAAATAATCATCAACCGTATCTGTGGCTAACGTCACAGCTTTTGCTATGTTAGTTGTATTTAAAGATACATAGCCTGTTGGTGCAGAGTAACTCCACTCATCTTCTGCAAATCTATGTACAGGGTGGTAAATGTTATAAACCGCAGTCATCGGATAATACGTGCCACTCAATCCCGTAAAAGCTGCCGTACCAGAATTTTGAATTGTATTATTTTTATAGAAATGAATTTCCCCGTCATCCATATTAAGCTGAACGCCGATAATATCGTCATCGCCATATGTATTTCCGTAACTAGCTGAACTACTTGAATACGTTACACCGTATGATGAATAGCCATAGAAGCCTGTGCCTGTTGAGTTGGTGCCTTGGGCATCTATACTATCATTCGCAATTCCCGTCATCATGGCCTCGCCATCACTTAACGCTTCAGCCTTAACTTCCCAGTACCATTTTCCCGAAGACACACCTAGAGTAGCCATATTGAATTGCCAACCCGTCGGCCCTTCATTTATTGTTCTATTTCCATTACTCAAAACCGAAGAATTGTTTTTCCATAATGAGCTTAATAAACAACTTATGTTCGTTGGGGTATGACCTGAGACCGTCACCACAGTATTATTATTTGTAAAAGAGTTGCTCTTCGAGCTAGCATCTGTCTGAGCATTTGATGACATATCTAGTAAGAACGAATTGCTCCCGCCAGCATCTACAATAACTTTAACATCGTTATCACTTTTTAGCGTCCAATAATTTCCATCTTCTGACGAAATTGCAAAGTCGCTGGGATTTTTTGCTGTGCCGTCAACGAAAGCAAATTGTGCAATGTATCCGTCAAAATAAGATGAAGAATTATTATAGGAACCGATTGCCATTGTTGCATCTGCACTAGGTACTGTGAGGCTACCCAACACTTCAACACCATTAACATAAACCGTGCCTGTGCCACTCACGTTTTTGACCACAATATGATACCACCCGTTTGTATCGCGGAATAATGCAGTGGTTGCTGTGTAACTGCCACCGTACCAAGCCAAGACGTCTGCTGTTGAATTATTTGAAAAAGCAAGTCCAGCGTCACTAGCAGTAGTGAACAAAAAACGTGCGTTTGTGTCACCGAGCAAACATCGATTGACCCACAAACTTGCCGTCCAAGTTGTCGCAGTTCCACTCATCGAACCACGAGATAGGTCTTCAGAATTAGCACTGTTAAACAAAGCAGAGTTCGCGATTGTTACACCAGTAGGCGCGAACCGTGCTGGCCTCATTATGAAACTCATGTAGCATATCCGATCAAATAAATCTTTAAACCCGCTCCAGTTGTCGATGAACCCACCCCATCTATATCAACGGTCATCAAAGCATTGTCTGCAAGGGCAGTATCACTAATCACAGCGGCAGTTGCGGCAGTGGCAGAGGTTTTTTCACTAGCATCAATTGTCAGCTTAGTTGATAGTATTGTTGAACCAGCTTCATTTATATCTACCGTGAGAACCGATCCGACAGGCGCAGTCGTAACGCCAGCTTTTACCCCCGTCAGCGTGAACGCATAGGGCATATGAAATGTGGCCGCCGCAGTTCCAGCGGCTAGATCAGTTGTTTCATCTGAACACGCTATTGCAATAACCTGTTTTAAATGTGATTGGGTGACTGACATTACCGAGCCAGTTTTAGTCAAACCCGTACCAGCTTGCATTTGATTTAAACTGGTTCCAACCCAATTGTCAGGACTGTTATTATCACTGACAAAAAGTATCTGTGCATCCACATCAGTTAAGGTGATATTACTAGCCGATCCATTAAGCGTGTCGCTACCACTGCGTTGAAAAATTAGACTGTTAGAAGCGTGAGTTTTTTGAAACGTCAGTTTTGCACCCTCGGTTGTACCGATAGCTGGTAGCGTCACAGTAATTGAATTACTCGATGTATCACAAAGGTAATATGTACCATCAGCAGATAATGCTGGAGACAATGTAGCCGCAGTTTGATTTGCAACAGTGGAATAAATTTGCCCAGAAGCGGCGGCAGTTGCGCTTGAAGCGGCGGCACTAGCTGATGCGCTTGCTTTAGCTGAATAGTGTTTTGCGGAAAACTCTGAGCCGTTAACAGCGCTATCTTCAGCGGTTTGCGCCCAATCTTTTGACGACCCACCCAGCGTTGATCCGGTCATACTTGCGCCTTGCGCCCAGTTCTTTGCAGATCGATCATTAGTCCCAGCACCATCTACTTGATTAGTATCTTGCGCCCATGATTTTGCCGAACCACCAGTTGATCCTTGAGTGCCTTGAGCGTATTCCTTTGCAGAAAAAGATGTACCGTCCACAGTGCCAGAAGTTTCAGTTGCCCACTCTTTAGCCGCTCCTTTAGAAGATGTATCAGTAACGCCAGTACCACCAACCGCCCACGCTTTGGCTGAGTGATCTGATCCAGTAACCACACCATCAACTTTAACTGCATAATTCCCAGATAATGTTGCAGAGGTTGCACTAGCAGTTGCGCTCGAAGCACTCGCAGTTGCACTTGAAGCACTCGCAGTTGCTTGGGTAGATGCAGCTTCAATTTCTGTTGTCGTTGCTCCAAGTGTCATACCATTAGAGCTATCTAACATTAGTGTTTTAGCAGTTCCAGTACTTGCAGGGAGATCTAATGAAAATGTTGTTGTGTCAGTAGCAGATCTACCTACCTTACGAGAAAAGTTTTCTTCCGCTTGTTGAGCTATTGCGTATAATTTATCAAGATCTTTGTTAAGTGTTTTAACATTAAAGGGGCCAACAGGAAAATCTGTGGTTCTTTCAATAGGAATATCTCTTACAACAGTAACCGTAATGTTTGTCTGAGAGTCTACTAAAGTTATAGCACCTCCTGAAAAACCATCATCAACAGCCGTGCCTGCAATCGTATAATGCGTAGTAATAGTTTTAAGCGTATTGTCGAAATAAACTTTAATATCACTTACAGAAAAATACGGCCAAGGTATCGTAAAAGGACCAGTAGAACCTGTCCCTCCAATAGTGTATTGTACTCTAGGTGTTGCATCCGCAATGGTAATTTCAGCCATTAGTTTTTCCCAACAGTTAAGTAGTTTAAGCCTCTTTCCGCGCCATCCATTAGCCAATCAAAATGGGCAACGTTAGACAGATACATTAAATCTCTGGCGTGACGATTTGTTGTCTTATTAATGTTACCCAATCCCGAGTAGTCGTATAATACATCAGATGCATCTCTAATTTGATGCACAAAAGGACCGCCCAACTGCTCAAAGAATCTTCCTGGTCTGCTAATAGGATGCGAAAAATTTTCAATTGCTCGTCCAACGTCTGAAAAATATCCTAAAATTCCAGAACGTTCGATGCCTCTCATTAATATGTCTCCACCAGATTGAGGTATATTAATGTCGTTTTGATTGCGTCTTAGTTGATCAACAAGAACGCCTAATCCAATTAACATGACTGCACCTGTTAAAACGCTCTTGTCTGTATGCTGTAATCCTGGAATTAATATTCTTTGAGTTGCCGCAATTCCAAAACTTTTAAATTGAAATATTAATCTCGATAACTCAGGAGATACAAAAATGCCTTCTATAGCATCAGCTCCTTTTTTGAGTGTCGGGTTTTCAATTGAATCAGAAAACTCTCTAGCTGACTTTCTGATATTTTGTGGAACCATATTTTTAAGTCCTCCACCAATTGTATTTGGCAAATCACCTAATCCTGGAGTTACAATAATTGTATTTACTTCTTTTCCTAATGCCGCTCTAAACAACTCTGCAACTTGAGTGTTTTCCCATAATTGAGTACGAGCAATCTTGACGTATTTACGTCCTTTAAGCATATGTTTGGATAGCTCTGCATTAATAAGTTTTGCATCTGTTAATCCAATTCCAGATCTTGCAAGACGGGTTCGTGCTCTTTCTAAATCCCTCCCTTTTCCTTTTGCTAAAACAGCAATGTCATCAATCATTCTGGAACCAGCAACCAACCCTGCCATTGTTTTTACAGCTACGTTCCATTGGTTCATTAAAGAGACATTAAAAAACATCTGGGTTGCTTCGCCCATTGCTTTTTCCATTGGATGACGTACAGATATGCTATCAGCTAAATCAGCAAACAATGCAGCTCTCAATGAAAGAAAGTCGTCTAAGGCTTCTCCTGTGAGGTTTGTTTCATATTTGCCAAGTTTGGCTAATTTCATATTGTCAGCTAATGCTTCAAACATAGTTCCAAACATATTTTTCATACCGCTATGCATTGCTATTCGCGCAACATCTGGGACTGCCGCTAATGCACCCGTCAGCATAGTCATAGCGTTGAATCCTCGAGCCATTCTCATGCCTCTGTTTGTCCAACTATCAGGATTGTCTGGAAGACCGTATGTGCCTCTCATGCGATCTCTTAGAACTGTTAAATCTTCAATTGCTTGTTTTTCAGCTTTATTTAATTGAGCTAGTGTTAGGGTTTCTTGCGCAATACCTTCATCTTTAGCTATATTACGACCAAAGGTTATAACTTGGTCATGGGAAAATTGCGTGTGCAGAATAGGAGAGCCAGTTTCTCTGCTTAATTTATTTTCCTTAATCGCCTTAGATAAGGTTAGTTTACCTTTTGTTGCAGTCAGAAAATCTTTAACACCAAATTCAAATACAGCACCATCAAATCCATCTTTTTCTATACTCTCACGCAATTTATTAAACAAACTACGACGAATGTTCTGTGTTTCAGGTAAAAGCTTTAAAAATTCTTTAGACTGTTTTTCTGTTACTTTAATAAATTCAGCAATTAATTTTGGGCTTTTGCCTTTTGCTTCGTATTCTTTTTTTACTCGATTTATTTCATCGGCAAGCTCATCCATTCTTTTTGTTTTTTGGTTAAGCTCTATTGTATCAATGCCATACTTTTTGAAAGCTTTATCAAGGTCTGCGTCTGATTTGATTACAAACGGCTTGTTTAATCGCACATTGATTTGGTTGACATCTTTGCCGAACAATTTTGCAGTTTTCTGAGTTGAAGCAAAATAGTCACCATCACCAAATGCGTTTCTTTCAACATTAACTTTTGATTTGCCCCCAGTTCCGCGATACATTTTTTTAGCACTAGATTTGCCGTGGAAAAAATCAGTATCTTTTAACATTAATGCCGAACGTTTTTGCTTAAATTCAGCTTTTATATTTTCAAAATGAGGCAACAAATCGACAGACCCGAATTTGCGAACTAATTCAACGTCTGTTCCCATTCGCATTGCATAATACCGACCAAGAGCAAACATATTGCTTTCAAGAAAAGGTTCTAAAGCTGTATCTGGAATATCTGCAAGCGTTCTTTCTCTCAAAGACCTTGCCAATCCTACGGGATCAGTTTCAATTTTTGAATAGGGAACTTCACCTAATATACCAATACGGAAACCTTCAGCCTCTTGCTTAGAATACCCATGTTTAGCAAGCACTTCGTACCATGCTTTTTTGCCATCAGGTGTATCCATATAATCTCTGCGGTATAAACGATTCACAAATGTTTCACGTATATCAAGATTGTCAGCATCAATTATTTGTTTTTGTAAATCTTGTACTTTTACATTTAACAAATCGATTTCTTCTTTTATTTTAATTTTGTTATCAGGTGTCGCTTTATTAAGAGCGGATGTTTTTATACTTACTTCTCTTCGTGTTCTTGCAAGTTCCCTTCGGGGAAGAATTGAAAACATTTGAAGGGATTTTGCTTCTTCTGCTAATGGCTTGAAAATTTTTTTGTCCCACAAGGACGCGGCTTGCAAGACTTCTGGTATCATATCCGCTTCTTCCGCGCTTCCAATCCTTCGTTTAGCTTTACTAATTTCTTCTAAAAATTCATCAGGGCTTAAAAACTCTCCCCGACCTTTAATCATATCCATTCCTTTTTGACGCAAAAACCCTTTTTCTGCTTCCAGACCTGTTCGCTCTCGATACGTTTTATAAATAGCTTCTGTTTCTCTCATTGCTGGAACAAGGCTTTGCCCAAGCCAACGACTATTTACAACGCGATCAATACCAACAGAAGATGCAGAACCATTAAAGTTTTTAAGCTGAAAATAAGGGTGCTCTACAAGATGACCCACCATTTGACGCAAGTAATTAGACTCGCCCATTAAGATACGTTTAACAGGAGTATCGGGAAGTTTTTCTAACCCCCAAGCTGAAGATAATTTTTCGCCATAGTTTTTATTAAAATTAGCGTTAAATTCTTTCCCAACATTTCCCAGTGTAATGTAAGGTTCGTCTTCAGGCATAATTCTAAATTGATCTGGGGTAGCCGCTGATCCAGCAGATTTTGGTTTTGCTGTTTCTTCAAAAAACTCTTCATCTACAGCTTCACGCGTAAAAGGACGTTTACTGGCGTTTCCTAGCTCACCTGTCATACGTTCTGTTTGAGTTGCAAAATCATCTCCAAATTTTAAAGTATAAGGATGACCGCTTGTTGTTTTAAAACTTTGAAAAGCTTTTACACCTAAAGAAAACGCTGTTGAAAATGCTGTTGTTCCAACAATATCAGTTTGAGCTTGTTCAAGCGTTCTAGTTGGCTGAGAACCAAGCAAAACAGTTTCATCAAGTGATGATGATAATACAGCTCCTCCAATTGCTTTTGCTATATTTGGACCTAAAAACGCACCACTGGCTACGCCTGTAAAACCAGCCATTCCCCCACCAATACCACCTATAATATTAGGAAACAAACCAGCAGACATTCTGTATTCAACATCTGCCTGTTGATCCATAAGCATTTGAAGAACAAGATCTCGCTCTTCAACTGTTTGCACATTTCCAAGAATAGGAAGACTTTCTATAGGTTGCGCCATAACAACAGGGTCTTGATATGGATCATAAGACTCTCGATCTCCTTGGTCATCCATTCCTCGAAATTCAAGAAGCTGATTTTTAATTAATGAATAATTATCTTGCCCGTTAAAGCTATTCCACATTTGAGCAAAAGAGCTTTCTGCCACAAAAGAATCTTTAATAGCATCAAGACTTCTACTGGAAAATAACGCGGCTTTTCCTACAGGCTGTCGTTCATTATACGGATTATACTCAGACATTACCCGTCTTTCAGTAATTTTTGAATTTCTTTAGCTCTGGTTTTATATGTTCTTCCCCATGAACTTTTAACAATTTCTTCACTGGCTTTTGTCCATTCGCCTGCTTTAATAAGCTTTACTGTTTCTTCAAACCCTTTAGTAAAACCAGACCATCCGTTTTGGTAAACAACATTAATGAGAGCGTCTTTTCTATTACGGCTCATGCTTGCCCATTTAAATGATTTTGTTTTGTTAAATTTGGAAACAATGCCAGACACTCGCATACGAGTTAATTCAGCCGCATCATCTTTTTTCATTGGAAGTTTGCCATTTCTCGTTACACGGTTATAAAAATCTCGTTCATTTTTTTCCATAAATTTGAGATTCATTCCGTGACCAACAACAGAACCTTTTGTGTCGTTTTTCTTTATTAACGTTGTTTTGGAATTTCCCGTGTCACCAACAAATCCTTCATGTTTCATAATTAATTGAATAGCAGACTTGTCAGGCTGTCCTTGTCTATTATATCTATCATTATATTTAGAGGCTTCAGAAAAAATCAAATTTCCCACAAAACTATTTTTTATAGAAGATTTTTTATTACTAACAATTGCATCTACATTTGCGCCTAAATCAGTAGCAAGTTCGACAGCTTTATTGGGAATTTTAGTGCTTTTTATAAATTCCCCAACACTATCTCCAAAATTATCTATTAATTGTTCACCAATTTTTCGGTTTTCAGCTAATTTATCTAAATAAGGTTGAGCATTTTCACGGTTAAAAACAAACTCTGTTGGTAAAGGTAAAAAGTTTCCGTCTTCACCATGAATTATAACCCGATAATGATAAGGCTTTGATGGAATACCAATCAATTCAAGCCGTCCATCTCCGACAATTTGATCAGCAGTACCATAAATTTTTTCTATAGATCCTCTTGTTTGGTATTTTTCAGAATAAAATCTGTTTTGGTCTATAGTTTTGGCTAAAATAACTTTTGTAATTTCTACAGAATTTCGAGCAAGTTCTTTGTCATTGTGTCTTTCCATTGACCAAATTGACAAAGTATTTTCGCTAAATACTGGTTTTCCATTTTCTTTATTAAAAGGTCCAAAACGAGATCTGCCTAAATTAAAACCTTTTTTGTGCTCAGTGTGAGATTTTATTGCAATATCTGTTACAACATCAATTGCTCCGCTTGAACCAAGCGTGGGCGTTACTTGCAAAATTCCTGGCAATATATGTTTTTTAAGCATTTCTGTTGTTTCTAACGATAAAGTCATAGGAGAATCTTTCATAGGTACAGTTGTCCATCCCAATTCTGAAGAATCCATAACTTTTAAAAGAGGGTTTGCTGAGTGAAAAAGACGAGAAAATGAATCTGAATTATTTTTCGAATGTTCAAAATTATTAATAAAATTTTCAACAAAATTTTCTGTTGTTTTACTTCGCTGTTGATTGTTTGATTCATCAAGTGAAGGATTTTTTCGATTACTAATCCATTTTTTTATTTCTTCAGGTTTTTCAGTTACGCTCAAAACTTGTATTAATTCATCGACATATTCTCTATCATTAGGATTTAAATTAAATTTTATTAACTCTGTTCCCCGTCTTTTTTTTATTTCTTGATACATCTCAGCAAGCATTTGAACATCTTTTATATCAGCACCTATTCTTGCGCTTTGTAACAACTCAATAAAAGCTGGAGTTGGATGACCATGATTAAGCATTAACTCCATATTATAATTTCGGCCCTGATCTGTATCAAAACTTTGATCTAAATTAGGATTTTCATGTTTGTCTATTTTAAGTTTTTTATCAAAATCTGGCTTATTTAGAATTTTGTTGTTTTGTAATTGTTGATTAATTCTAAAAGCATCGTTATCTGAATAACCGCGCAATCTGTCTTTTTGATTTTGTAATGATTTAAATTTCTGAATATATGTATTACGATTTTTTACAATGTGTTTATCAATAGGAGATGCAGTTTCTGTACCTTGTGTCCCATCTTTAACGACTCTTTCTAATGCGTTATCAACCATTTTACTAAATCCATAAAGATCTATAACGCCACTTTCAATTCCTCTATTTATAAATATTTTTGCAGCATCTTCACTTATTTTATTTTGCCTTTTTTCAATTTTGTCTATTTGCGCACTATGAGCTTTAACTATATCCGTGTAGATTTCAGGAAATGTTTGAAAGTGATCATTTTTAACAAATTCTTGTAAAAGATTTATAATGTTAAAAGTTTCATTATTTTTTTGGTCTTGATCTATAGCAAGACTAAGTTTGGATTTATAATATGATGATAAATTTGCTTTTGCTGTTTTATAATTCATTCCTGTCCAGTCTGCATATTTAGCAGAAAAATCTAAATGATCAGGATTGCCACCTTGTTTAGTTATTGCATTTCTTATTTGTTCTGTTGTTATTGTTTTCTCTTGAATATTAGCAAGGCTAACCATTGAAGTAATACCTTGCATTATTTTAGAATTTTGAGACTTTTCTAAGGCTCGATTATTTTTTATAATCTTCGCTCGTTCGTTTACAACTTTAATTATTTCATCGGCAATTTCTTGACGGTCTTCCATTCTAAGACCTTTTGTTAAACCTTCTGGAACTTTTATAAAACCAAGACCTCTTATATTATCAGGATTTGTTTTTATTTCTTCTACAGCTTTTATAAGTTCAGGCGTAATGCTATTTGTATTTTTAAATTTATTAAGAACTAAACCACTTAAAAAAGATTTTTGAAGACCCCTGTGGTAACTAATGCCTTCTTCTGCGGTAATAAGATTGTTTTTTTGAGCACGGTTTATTTCTTCTACAACAATTTTATAATCTGCGGCTAATTCAGCAGAAATTAATTCTTCTTTTATATTTTTGTTTTTTCCTCGATTATAATCACCTTCATTTAAATCTTCAGATGTTATGTCGCCAAAGCCTGCTCCCGTAAAAGCTGAAGTTTTTAAAGCAAAAACTTTTCGATTTATAAGTTGTAAAACATCTGCACGACTTTGTGCTTTAGCTTCCTGCAAATCTATATTTGTTAATTGTCTGGCAAGTTTGCTTTGGGTTAGCGTAGCTTCTAAAGCTATTTCTTTTTGTAGGGAAGGGTCAGTTGTATTAATAAACTTTTCAACAATTGCTTTGGATTCTATATCAAAAACGCTTGTACGATTTTTGTCATTTTGAAGTTTAGCTGACAAATCCATAAGCTTTTCGTTCATAGAATTTATTGTTGCAGATTTAACGGCATGATTTTGAGCGTCTTGAAATGACTGCGTAAATATTTCTCCTGCGTCTGGGACAGAATGAGCTGTAATTGTCCCGTCAGGATTCATTGACATAGCATTTTTACCGCCAGTTGTCCCATCTCTTCGCGCTTTTGTAGCCGCATCTTGGAAAAACTGATTTGATAACGCACTTGCTTCCCTTGCTATATTGTTAAACATATCAATAGAAGATTTTGTACCGCTAAAATCGGCATTAGAAGATTGACGCAGAGTATTTGGTGTTTCTTTGTATCGTTTAAGCTGTGCCATTTTATGTTATTCCTCTGGTTTTCTGGAATGCGCTTGCACCGCTAATCAATGATCGGCCTCCACTTACAAATCCTGAAAATAAAGCATTACGCCCTGTGAGGCGTTGAGACTGAATAGATGTATTAAATGCGCTAATATCACCACGCCCTGTAATGCCAATATTTCTCATTTCACGTTGAAACGTATTATCTCCATCTTTCAATAAGGCACGGGAACTTGGATCGTCCCGTCCTGACGCTCGTACTGTAGATACCCATCGATTGCGTCTTTCTCTCAATTCATTTTGTTCTTGCAGGATTTGCACTTCCCGAATGTTACGTTGATCTTGAAGCTGTTTCATTTGAAGCTGTGCAAGTTGATTGCCTTGTGCTCCAGCTCCAATTTGACTAATTGCGCCTATTCCAGATGAAACCAATCCAAGGTTTGAGCTTGTAAATAAAGAACCAAGACTAAAGCCAGAACTGCCGATTGCTCCTGTGCTTGCCCCCATAGCACCAGATAAACCCATACCCGTGCCTAAACTACTCGCTCCTGCGCCTAATCCAAATCCACCAGTTGCCAATCCGACGCCAGCAATTGCCGCAATTGGTAAGGCTACTTTTGCAACTTTTCCCATTATGCTGTCACCTCCGCATAAAGACCGCGCACGGTTAACGGCAAAGGATTGCCTTGAGATATTTTAATCGTCGGGTCTATTGAAAATCCGAGCAAAAAGAACTGATGCTCCCCTTCAGCCGCAGTAGGGGGATTAGAAAAGTCATCATTACTTTGCTCAACAATTAAACGGTTTCCTGAAATAGAAATGGACTGCGTTCCAAACACAGAAATAACAACACGGGAAATACGTTTCTTTTCGCCTGTAACAGCTCCAATGCTTCGGATCACGGCATCAACAGGCATTGTCTCTACATCAATATCAAAATTTAACCCAATAGACGCACCATTTAAAAACTCATCAGTTGTTAAAACACCGCTTCCATCCGTTGTGTGCTCTCCAGCATGTTGAGCATTTAAATTTGTGTTTACCTTAACAGTTGTGTTGGGAAGATGGGCAGAGGTATAGCTTTTGGTTACTTCAGTTACAGAAACATCATCAATGTTGCCAGCAAAAGAGCTATCAGCTCTAAACTGTAAATTGCTACCAGAACTTGCCACAATAAATTGAATAAATGTGCCATCGGCAGAAACAGCCGTGCCAGCTCCGTCTTTTACTCTTGGAATTAACGTACCTGCTGTATGATTGGAAATAGTAAATTTAACCAAATAGGTATTGCCATTTGTGGCAGTAATAGCTTGCTCTAAATCAGAGTTTCCTGTTTGGCTTCCTGAACATGTAGCAAGATTGCTGTCTGAGCCATCAATTGTCCATCCTGTGCCTTTTGTCCAATTTGCATCAGTATCAAAAGTGCCATTGGTTGCCCGTGTTGTATCTACAGCAAATATTTTTGACGCATCTAATGTTTCGTTGTTATCAAATTCTTCTAACCAAACAACAGTTGATCCATTTATTGTGCGTTCAACTGCTGCAAAGAGCTTGTTCTCACACGTCGTTACAGAGGTGTATTTGCCTTCTGTGGTCCATAGAGTCCAGCCAGCCAATTCTTCGCTTCTAACAGAGTGGAAAACGGCCATATCGCCATCAGATTTTACAAAGAAGGCGTATTGTTCTGGCCGATCATCAACTCCGATCATTGCGGCACTGTCTACAGCCGTTCCAATGAGGTGATTTGACCTTAAAGAAACTGCATTAGATGTGTGGGCTTGTTCAGCGTCATTAAAAATATATTCTCGGATTACCTGCCCTGTTCTTTGCATAAACAAAGTTGCACCATCAAACTTTACTGGATTGACAGATTGAGATGAGCCATAAGGCGTTTGTTGAATAAAAGAGACATTGGAAGGCGTAAGGGGATTGGCAGGACTTTCGGGAACAAATAATTCAGCTCCGTTTGAAAAAATCTGTAAATTACGTGTGGAAACAAAATGCCTGATTTCTGCAACGCGGTCCCCTGTAACCGTCGTGTCTATTGCTTCGTCATCTTGAGCCGTGCCCACATCAAAATTAAAAAACGCATTTACCTTAGACATCCAAACACCGTCAGGTCGGTTTGTTGATCCACCAAAAACAAGTCTTTGGTTGTGGAATGTAACAGCACGAGGAAACCCTCTTTTTGTTGAATAGGTTTGCTCGTCCCAACTTGTTGTAGCTGTTGTTGCGGATAATGTTTCTCTGACTGTGCCTACAGCAACGGTATTATTTGTTCGAGCAGTAATCAGGATTTCTTTTCCATCACGTCTTATAATGGAGCCTACATCATCATCGGTCCAATGATCTGCGCTTGTTGTAAGATTAACGCCTGAACCGCTTGTTGCAGAAGTTGTAAGTGTGACAGCATCAGACGCAAATTTAAAATAGGGTTGGTGTTTTTTTGTGCCAGCCGTGTTATTTTCAAACGGGAAATCTTCCCGAGTAAAAGAAGTAGCCCCAGTACGCAGAATGTACTGAGGCATAAAGTTTTGGTGGCAGACAATCGTAGTATCAGCGGCTGAAGTAATCGTCAGATCATTAATGTGACTGCTTGACCACGGACAGCTAGTAATGGTTTGGACAAGGGTTCCTGATTCATCGTAGATGGTAAGTTTGGTATTTGAAAATGCGAAGATATAGGATTGCCCTTCTCCAAATGAAAATTCATGTAGAACACTTGGGTTTTCTAAAACTGCTTTAAAAACACTTCCTGGTCTTCTTCTAAAACCCCCTTGTGCAAACAACGCAATATTGCGTCCTTTCTGCATCCCTTGAAAATATGATTTAAGGTCTGTTCTCATCCGCATTAACGGATCAAGCTCACCAGCAGTAAACGAACTTTGAAGAGTGCGTAAGTTGGAGGCAGGCGTATCAGCCATTAGAACCTCGAATTAATTAAGTTTTTACGTGTATTAATAGCGCGAGTTGTGCGCTGTTGAGATTCAATATTTGCAGCTTTTTTATAATAAAATTCACCACGGTTTTCATAGTGGTCTGCAAGATCTCCTTTTTGAGCAATTGACCCAGCAAACACGCCAGCAAGATCATAAATTAAGGCACGAACAAAATAAGGGGGCCAATCAATTGTGGCAGATCGGTATGTATAGTCTAGAGTTACAACATCATCTTCAGATGCATTGGTAAAGATTTTGTCTTCATAGATATCAAACTCAATATTAACACTGTTTACCAATACTGCGTGAAGTGCCAGCATTTTAGGGCTGGTTGGTTTTTGATATGCGGAATCATATCTGGCAACAGGTGTATTTGTAAGACGCGACAAAGTGACCTGACCAGACGCAAAACGCCAACGTGATCTTGTTAACGCTGACTCTACAATTGTTTCGTAAATATTATTGGCAACAAGAGCTTCCGTACTGCCGCTTTCAAAATCGGAAATCGGATTAGCACCGATAAGAACAAGTGCCTGTGATGCAACATCAATATCGGTTAACGACATCTAAACCTCTTAATCAAGAATAGGAGGTGGGTTGCCCCACCCCCGTATTCAATCACTCAGTCTCCGTCCGTTTCAGCTACGGCAGTTCCGTCACTGACGTCGACGGTCGAGCCATCATTGCTTAAAACAGTTACAAAGTTGGTTGTTGGAACGTTGGTATCTGCAACGATAATCATGTCTCGAACTTTGAGCATGTTTACCGAGTCACCTGTAAAATACCCAGCGCTATTGACAGTAGCAATGGCATCCGTCGTTTTATAGAGCCATAAAGTCCATCCATCACTAGTTGCCAACATTCCAAGTCCAGAAGATGCATAAGCCATTCTTTAATCCTTTCTTACGCTTCAGAAATTGAAACTTCGATGATGCCGTTTGCATCAACGAGTACAGAACCTTGGCTCATCTTATTGACAACCAAGTGTGCCTGTTTACGACCATCCCAAGTAATATCCTGAGATACATCCTTACCAATGCCATGACCCATAGAAGTCGTATGGTAGGCAAAGCATTTGCGGATGTTTGACGCAACATCAAGCCCTGAGAACGTAAACCAGAGAAAGCCCATCCATCGTTTGGCAGTCATGCCGTTAAATGGAAGCTCTGATTGACCTATGTAATCAGCATTTGAAAACTGATCTACATCAAGAAGGTCTGTCCAACCTGCATGGGAAACAACAAAGAAACGCTGTCCGTCATCAGGAACATCGTTATTTCCAAGTGTTTCAAAAGCAGTGTAGGCTTTGGCTTTTGTCATTCCAGCAGAACCGTGAGCAATTGTTTGAGTTGCTGTGTCCATCTGGGTCGTAATAAGACTGTCTGTCTTTCTTCCCAATGCGCCAGCACCAGCTTGAGCGGCAAGAGATCGCTCATCGATGTTGGTTTTGAGCATATCTAAATCATCGATATATTCTGCGGCATAATGGTCTGAAAGTGTACAATCCACAGTTGTATGACTAACATTCATTAAAGGAACATCGCCATGACGTGACTTTGTAGACGCTGTACCCGTTCCATACTTTTGAAAGCGAACATCTTCACCCTCTACTTGTACTTTACGTCTAATGGTACTACGTAGTTTTGTGCCGAAACGTTGATATGCAACATGCACATCACTTTCGAATTGGCGTATAAACGCGGTTGAAATTGAAGTAGACATAATCTAATCCTCTTAGTTAAACAAAAAACACTGGTTCATCGCTGAACGGTTGTGCCATTGCTTACGGAGAATTTCGGTTATGCCTAAAAGGGGCCGATCCGAAGCGAATAGGGCCGTATCTGCTACCTTAAAATTCTATAGTTTAGTTTATTTCTCAATGCACAAAAAAGAATATAACCAAAACAATAGGAAGAGAGCCGAATGCTACGCCTAATCCAGCTACTGCTCCAATGCCCATAAGATAAAGTAATGCTTTGGCTTTATCCGCGACCGCGTCTTTCTTGCTCTTCAAGTTGGCGATACCCGTCCTCAACTTTTTTAACAAACGCCCGATCACGGTTAAGCGGGTCCCAGTATCTTGGATCGTTTTGCATTTCGCGGAGGTCGGCATAACTGTCTCCTTTTCCAAAAGCTGTTGCTTCTTGGGAAGAAAATGGAGCCTCGCCCATTTTATCCATAATAGCTTCTACAACTTCAATGTTTTTTGCACTGCTCATCATTTCTGCCATTGCAGGCATCATGTCTTCACTAAGGTTTTTTTGTGCCCAAAGCTGAACACGCTCAACGCGAGATTCTCCATATTCGCCTAGAGCTTCCATTTCTGCTTCAATGTCAGGCATCGATCCCAACTGCGCTTCAATAAATTGTTGAACGCCTGCATCAAACATTTCTTGGTTTCCACCCATTTCATGTACAGTTTCTTTCCACCAGCCCAACATAGGATCATCATCGCTAAACTCCCATTCCATCCCTTCTGGCAATTCCATACCTTCAGGAACTCTCATTTCATAATCATTCGGAGTCTCAGGCCGATTGGCAAAACGCTCGTTATCCCATTCAGCCCTTAAACTTTCCGATAGTTCTTTTGTTAATTCTGATTTTTGAGTACGTAGTTTCCCTTCAAGCTCACCAGTTGCTTTTCCCCAAGCCTCATAATTAACGCTTCCTGCATCGGCATTCCAAAACTTAGACGGAACACCTGCTGGCATTTCTGCCCCTGTTGATGCATTTCCTTCGCTTGCGCCTTCACTTGCGCCAGCACCTTCTCCACCATCTGCCATTTTTAGTTCTCCGTTTGTTTACGATAATATTGCTCACCATATGAAATACGTGTTTGAATAATACGCATCATATCTCTCATGCCTTCTCGATGCCGTAATTGAGCGTCTGTTGCATCGGGGCCATTTACCATTTGGACTGATATTGAGCGCAAATAATCGAGGGCCACATCTGCGGCTTCTCCTCTAAACGTATTAAAGAGAACTTCGTTTATTTTCTGTTCAGCCTGTGGTGTTCTTGTGACCCCATCAGGACCGACTGCTCTGCCAACCTTTTTTTGAATCAATAGCGTTTACCGCCTTTACGTTTTTTTGCCATTTTATTTCCTAGACATAGATTTTGTTGGATTGCGACCTCTGTTATACTTTGATCCACCAATATGTTTTGTGAATGGTTTTTTCTTTAAATCGCCAGACATAATTCCAGCAGATATTGCTCTGGTTTCACGTTTACTTGGTTTTGCTCCAAACAAAGATTTAATAGCAAAAATTTGAGCAGTAGTTGCATCTTCCACTCTTTTCCATGCTGATCTTTTAGGTACACTTCTTACTTCCGTACGTTTTTTAGCCATTTTAGCCTCCTAATAAGCCGCCCATATCACCGTTCTGCTCTTGGCTTTGTTGAGCAGTCTGGGCAATAGCTTGGGCCATTTGTTCGCGTTCAGTCTCATTACGTAGTAGTTTATCAGGCACTCCGATTTCGCCACCAATATAGGCTCCGACTTCTTCTGCCTTCATTACAAGCCCCGTGACTTGAGGACCAAAGATAGCGTTCATCAATTCTCCCGTTCGGGCAACACGAGCAACATTTTCATTATGCTGTGCTTGAGCCAAAGGTGAGATATTGACAACTTTAACTTCACGTCCATTGACAAGGGGAATGTTAATGCGTCCCTGCTTTTTTAAAATATAGAGCACACGACGAAGCAGAGGCGTTACCATTTCCGTGTGCAATCTTCCGTAAGCTGATCCAATTGTACGTGCAAGATCAGCCATGCGTTCATGGACTTCAGTTGCGCTCATTGGCGTTCCTTCTGGCGCACCGAGGCTTTCATTAAACAGAGCTTTCTTTACTGTATTGCGCATGTCATCAAGAATAAATTGACCAACATCAAATTTTCCTGGGGCGTTTAAAGGCTCTAATCCTTTCGATCCAGGAGCACGAGGAATAATAGACCCTGGAACAAGTTCAATTGTATCTGGATTGATCATGCCGTCATCGTCACCTTGCCACATGCCTGACACAGCGATCTCTGCATTTTGTAAAACAAGCTCCACTGTCATGTTTAATGTTTTGACATCTGGGAGCGAATTTAACAGGGGTCCTCTGCCATAGATTTCTCCAGCAGCTTTAGACCACCTGAAAGGTATGACGGGGAGAGAGCCATCACCTTTAAACTCTGATTCAAATAAGAGAGCTTCTGGTTTTACACAGACAACATGGAAATTGTATTTCTCTGTACCTTTGCTCATCCAATCACGCTTTAAACATTCAAGGATTTGAAATTTGCGTTGCTCTGTTTCTTTTGCGGCTCGATACATTTCATCAGGTATGTTGGCTTTGGGCCATGTTACCATAATGCTTTCAAGCGTCATTTCACGGGTTCGATATACAGGGTCAATCTTTCCAAACGGACCTTCGCCCAATACCAGTTGTGTCTGAGGTATAGCCGTAAACTTAATTGGGTTAATAGCATCGCCCTCTTCGACAAGTAGTGCTCCTGTTCCCACTGTCAAATCTACATAACCTTCATGGAGTTCCTGATCCAGATTGGAAGCTTGTAACACCTCCCAAGCGTAGAGAGCGATCTCTTCGAGCTGACGATTGACTTCAGACTTTTGCTCTTTAGGGACTTCGGAGCCAGCTTGTAATTCAAACCACTTTGCAAAAGGCGGTGTTAGACCTGCCTGCATTCGAGAGGCAAACTCCTGTACAGCAATAACCGCTGTTGAATCAAAAATAAGATCAGTGTTTTTTTGACCTGCAACATGAGCATAAAACCCTGTTCGGTTTGGCATGGCATAATCATAGCAGTCTTGCCATGTTTCTACCCAACCATCCCGAGTATTATTATGCGCGTGAAAACGTTTTAATATAGATTTAAGTTTTTCGCCTTCTGCAAGGGATGTGTCCGAGTATGCCATTATCCGAGGGTATTACTCTTGTCATCAAGCTCATCAAAACCTGCACCAGTATTGGCTGATGAAAACAAAGACCGTCTTCCACGTTTACCACGCTCCCGTGCCTCTGCTTCACTTTTAGCTAAATTATCTGCATCCGTTTTACGCTTTGCTTCAGCGGCTCTCGCGTTTGCAAGATCTTTTGCAATCTGGGGATCTGGCCCTACCGCTTTTGGTGGCTTTGGCGAAAATATTTTAGCTACTGCGCCCATATTCATTCTCCAACTTTACTGAAGTTAGAAAACTGAACTGTCCACCATTTTTTCTCAATGCACAAAAGAGACGCCATGGTGTCGGAATAAATAAATTAACGCCAAGCATGTTGCCAATTAAACTGGCGCAGTTTTGAAAATGACGCATCATAAACGGCTCGTCCTTTACTTTGACCTGTAAAATAATATCGCTCTTTCTTATTTCAGCCATAATCTGTTCCATGTGAGTATGAGTAAAACATCTAATCGTTGTTCCAGACCATGTAGGATCATATAAAATCCATCTATTCGCATCAGCGTCAAAAGTAAAAGCATAACAATGGGCAAATCCTTTTCTGAGAAGAGGGGAAAACCAGAAACGGTAATTGGCATTGTCAGTAAAAGCGACAAACCACACTTTCAGGCGTGGATCGACAGACACCTTCATACAGCCTTCGAGCCTCGGCTTCCTGCCAGCCTTTTCTTCATTCTTCCAAACACGTTAAAATCGCGTTTTGCAGTAAAAGGTTTTAAAGGCTTTGAGCCACGGATGATATTACGTCCTTCACCAGCCCCGATTATGGCATATTGCAAAGCATCGTGTATGTGGGAAAACTTATTTTTATTCGGCCTGTCATCAAATCTTTCGCCTGTAACTTGCATTCTGCGATAATGATACCCACCCAAGAATCCTGTCTTCAAAGTAGAACAATTTTCGGGATCAAGAAGAAATCCAGCATCACCATCTACCATACGCATCAAAACAGAGTTTACGCTTTCAACGCGAATGACAGGATCGTTGCTAGGAGCTGGAAGTGCTTTTATACCTGCGCCCCTCAATATATCAAACGGGGTGCTTTCATCTGTCTGTGCCCTAAAATCGCCTGACGGATCTCCATAGATTGTATAATCATGATCTGGATAATATCTTTGGAGGGTTACTCTAAGCTCTTCCGCAAATCTTATCGTGCCCATATCCTGCGCCACAAGTTCGCGCAATATCATCCATCTTCCATTGGAAAGTCTCTGGCAAAAAGCAGCACTTGGCGTTAAACCAAAGTCAAGGCCGATAATAAGAGGAATACCATCAGCAGGCAGTAAAGGCTCCGTTGCCACATGCGTTTTTTCCGTAAAGCCTTGATATACGGGCTTCCCTTCTTCGACAGTACCAAGGCGATTAAGTACGTAAACATCTATCCAGCTTTTTGTCTTTCCTCTGATCATGTTTTCATAATAAGTCGGAATCAGATTCTCAAAGTTCTCACAATCATTATTCATTTCATATGCACAAAGTTCGCCTTTGCCGTCCCTGATTTCTACCATGCCAGCAGGTTGGGTATAAAACTTCCAGTTATCAGGTTTTACCAGCATTAAAGCCTGTTCTCTGGTAATGTGATCAGGCAAGGGTGTTTCCCCCGACATAATAGGCCACCAATGCTCTGTTTCTGGAGCGTTTGTATCCAGTATAACGCCATGCCATGTCGCACCCACGCCATCTTTCTTGGAGGGATATCTCCCGACCCTACTGGTTGCTCCGTCAATAATACTTTTGGGCAATTCCCGAGCCTCATTGCACCAAACGCCAGTCACTTCGAGGCTCAGTAATTTTTTCACGTCTTCAGGGGTATCTAGGGGAAGAAAAATTACTTCTAAATCTATATCTCCCCTTTTAATGTGGTGGGTGTAAGGTGGCGACCACCTAAACTTACCCCACTCGGCTTCTGGAAACCATTGGAGCCATGTTGCAATAGTCGTTGTTCTAAGCTCTGGGTTAGTATTTCGGACGACAGCCCATTTGGTGTATCTTATACCATCTGTTGAAGGAGCTTGTTCGCAAGCTCTTCGAAATATCTCTACGCAACAAGCAACTGATTTGCCAGATCCAACAGGGCCACGAATACCTCTTACAAATTGATCATCTCTTAAAAATTTTTTTATAACCTCGCCATCAGGTTTATAATCAAATTTAGGCATTAATGTTCCCTGTTGTATGTCTCCTCATCCAAAATAATTGAGTCAAGGCAACTTTGAAGTAATTCTTTTGCACCTTCGTGATCAATATTGCCAATAGTTGATATAAGAAATTCACCATGATCATCAATTGTAACAAGTAATCCCCGATACTTTGATGTGTGAAAGCTTTCATGCTGTTCTTCTCTTTCGCTTATTGTATTCATGGGAATCTCCGTAATAGTTCTTAAAAAGAATCCCATAAAACCTTAATAGAGTCTTTAAAAACGATAAGAAATTCTTTCCAGATTAGCAAAAACTACCAGTCTGGAAATAATTTCTACTCAATAGAAAGAATACCTTTTATTTGATCTAACGGTGGAGCATCTGAGTTTAAATTTATGTTAGAATGCCCAGAATGTTCTTTCTCTTTTATTCGATCGTGTAAATCGGCTACAAGATCATGAATATTATTGTCCTTATAATAAATAAATTCCGCTCTCATGTAATCTATCTGGTATTTAATCAGTTTTTTTGTTGGAAAAAATTTATGCATAGACTCGTTATAGGTGCTTTTTCTATATTCCCAAATACCTAACAGTCTCCCCTGTTTAAGTATTCTTCTAATTGTTCTCTCAGTAGGCTTTTTATAATCTCCCAGTTCATCAAAAATTTCATCATAGGTAACGCCAACATGCGCTGTTTTATTCCTCATTGCTCTCCAGAATCTTTCCATTATAAAAGCAACAATGATTCCATGTGTTCGATTTTGAGTTATAAAATGAGAAATATCTAAACTGTCAGTCGTTCTATATGCTCTTCTCAAATGGCGAGACTTTAACTCATAATATTTGGTCCACGGGCCATCAGCTTTTTCAAAAAAATACTCGCAAATTTCAGGGTATGTTTTATAAAAATTAGAATGCTTTGGATTTGTACCGTCGTTAATGTAAGCCCCTCGGTCATTAAACTTTTGAGTAATTGATTTATGCATATCTTCGCTATCTTTTATTTGATTGGTCATAATTGCTCCCTATTCTACAATCTTGTTATCAATTGCCACTTTAAGCTCATTCTCCATATATTCACCCCAGTATGATTCAATAAACTGGTCAGTCTGAACAAGAGAGAGTTCTCTTCCAAAGGTCTGTTTATGCTCCTTTTGAACGAACTTTCTAAGACGTTGTATCTGATCAAACGGTAATGATGTAAATGCACTCATGCCGTACCTTACCAAGTAATAATAATAAAATCAATGCAGTTATGCAGTGCACCTTTTTTAGAAATCATATGTGTGAAGGACTTTTACGTATGTATGAAGTTGAGTTTTTAAACCCACCCCCCTTAACTCAGGTCAATGTTTACGTTTACTTCACCACGTACAGCAACCATAGACTTGTCTATTGCTTTGTGTCCTGCTCTGTCTAGTATATCCTGCCCTGCTTGCAGGCGTACATACTCTGACTTAGCTGTGGTGCTTAGTTGAGCCACTTGACTCATAGCTCTAATAGAGTGCGTCTGAATAGCCTCTGTTACACATGCATTGATATACTCTTGAACGTGCGGTAGCCGTAGTGTTCGGCTTGCTTGAACATGTGCAGATCTTTCGCTGTATCCTGCTAGTGTAGCGGCTTGTACATTGCTTGTGCCAGGAATAAATAAGTTATCAACGAACTGCTTTTGCAAGGGCGTTAACTTTGATCCAGCTACTTGCATTAGCTCCTTCTCTGCTTTCCCGTTACTCATGTTACCTCGTATCTAGTGTTGAGTGCTGTAGTAAGTAGGGTTCATTGCGTTACAACCGTCAATGCACAGAAATATCTCTTTGATATCGTAGGTGCTTTTGCATATGTGGGGCGTAACCATAGTTGTGTCCATAGCTGTTTTGTGCGATCAAGTCGCGTATAAGCGTAACGGTACATCGGATGAAGAGCGCCAAGTGGGTGCTCTTGTATCCGCTGTTGTCCGTCACTTGAGTATGCTTCACACTCCGACAACTCACGCTCCGCTTAGAGGTTGTGTCTCTCCAGACGGGTAGGATGCCATTAAGACACAGTTTAACTTGATAGACTGATTCGTGAGTATTCATGCTTTTGAAAAACCCAAGAGGGATCACAAGTAAATGATCTCAGATTAAAACCAGCGCAATGTGCTGTTTTAAACATTGTCGTCGTGCGGTGGCGCGACTCTTGTAATTACCCTTACACAGTTTGAATCCTGATTATAATCTGGCCCAGCAAGCTGGCACTACGTGTCATTGACTTGCTCGTTGGTTTGTGAACCACAAACAATCCTCTACTACATCTTGATTACAGGAAGAAACCTTTGCCCTCACTTGGGCAAAGCCCTGTAACCTAAGATTTCGTGACGAGGCAACGTTTTCCAAAGCATGAATGTCACCCCTTGGATCTCTCTCTCTCTCTCGGGTTGGGAACCAGAGAGAGCGAGAATGAACTGGCTTTCCAGAACAACTTCAAAGGAGCAATGACCATGTACAACGAAATCATAAAACAAGAAAATAAGATAATACAAATGATTAATGAAGGAGCAAATAAAGATGAAATTGAGATGGAAGAAATAGCATTGGAAGCAATGTATGACGAAAACGAAACAATTAGAATTTATGCATCTTAAAGGAGAATGACCATGAACATCGAAGAAAAACAAGAACACATAGATAATTGGAAAATAGAACATGATTGGAAATTTAACCCCAAAATAGCTTTGGAGAATGCAATGAAACAACAACACGATCCGAAATACTCTACCATCCATTTACCACAAGACGCGCTTGATTGCTACGAACCAGAAGTTGTTACAGAGAATGGAACAGTTTCTCGTGAGTCTTATGTGGCATGGAAGATCACAAATGGCGAGAGTCCTTATCCAACACACCAAAATATCAACCCAACAAAGGAGAATGAAATGGCTTTTTTAACAGAAGAACAGTTTGAACAAAACGTTGAGGAAACTGAAATGGAGAAGGAACAAATGGAAGATCGTGCGAATGCTAAAGCAACTATTGAGCATGGCTATCACCAGAAGGATATGCCTTTGGATTCCGAGGTGTATGACCAAGTGATGCATAAACTACTAGACATCATTAATTTATTAGCACCTGAAGATGATCCAACATTAGCTTATAGCCGAATTGAATTAGCAAAACAATTCATGCGTAATGCTGAATATTTGGCTGATAAGACAAAGGCTATAAATTGGAAGGCTGGAGCTCTTAACCGAGCGATAAAAGCTAATCGTGGAGATGAGATTTCAGATAGCAACGTCACCAACGCAACAAATGACTTATTTGATTTACAACGTCAGGAGGAAAATTACAAAAAGCATTATCTCAATCCTATGCGAGAAGTCTATGACCTAGTTTGTGACGAACCTTATAGCAAGCTCTCATCTTCTAAAGCTAACAAAACTGTTAACAGTTATGCCAACGCAAAGGCACAAGAAGCTCTGAATGGTATCAACTACAAATTCAATAAATAATAACATCTCATATGTTGAGGGGTTAGATGCTTCTGCATCTAGCCTCTCTTCTCTTTTTTTTATGTTCCCTGGGGGCATCAAAACAACCGCAGATATCAGGAGACAATAATGGGAAAAATGAAAAGTTTTTATTATGACGATCCACAAGATTTCGCTTTAGAAATTAAAGATCTTGAAGAAAGATTAGCTTCAGAACGAGAATACAAAAAAGGAGCAGATCACGTAATTAAACGTCAACAAGCAATCATAGAAGATCTGCGAGAACAAATAGTCGTTCTTGAATGCGAAATTGAAGATTTGGTTATAGCACAAGCACAAAAAAAATATGCTTAACTTTATAGGAGATTAAAATGATCGAAATAATTGGATTTGGCTTATTTGCCACATGTGCTGTTTTGTTCCTTGTATTTAAATTCGGTCAAATACGTCGCGTATTGTATTTTGATGTTTTAATAGATCTTGGAACAACCTTTTTATTTTCCATTTTGTTATATGGCACAGCAATAGGAATGCTTACAGCACTTGTTGCTGGCGCAATGGTATCATGCGTTCTTTACTTTTTAAAACGTACCATAGGATATGACAAACTAACACGCAAAGGATGGGTTCCAGCAACTCGTCCATTAGACGGTATCAAATTATGAGTGCTTTAAAAACGTTTCTCGCAGCTCTCGGCAATATTATACCAAGCACAACTTGGCTTAACTATTCAGCACACAGATTAGGAACTTTCATTTATGCTCTGATCTGCATTAATGCATTAATTGTGTTGACCCTCGCACTGCTTGGCATTACGCTCGGACTTGGACTTATATGTATTATCCCAATTAGTTGGTATCTTGCAATTAGAATAAGTGAAAAGATATCGCAAAAACATAAGGATTAAAGCCATATATTTAACAATAAATGTATTATTAAGTGTGGCAATTGTTGGAGTAATAGGAATTATAGTTCTTATTTACAAAGAAAATTTTTTGCCCAAAGAAGTGCACAAACGCAGTTTAAGGAGGAATAATGACTAAATGTAGTATCTGTCATGGTGACATTAAACCACAAAGAGATGAGCTAACACAAAAGATTATTTGGGAGCATGGGCACAATGCGTGGCCTTTATCAGAAGGACGATGTTGTGACGAATGCCAAAACGATGTTCTTTTAGCTCGATTACGTTCAATGCAAAATAGAGAAAATGCAGTCGCTTGAATGCCCTTGGTGCGGTCAATGGACCAATTTAATTTACATACAATCTCATTATGCATGTGATAATTGCAAACGTCCTGTCATGGACTGTTGTGACGGAGAACAAGCGCAAATAAAAGGCCAGATGGCGACCAAACCATCTGACCTGAATACGAGCAACGACCATAAAGGAGTTAATGGTCATAAGAATCATACAACAAAGGAGTAAAAGAGCAATGAACTTTATGTCAAATATAACAAAAAATGATGCACAAAATCTATCTAATATTGATTTATCTGCATTAGATTTTCCAACTGAAGCGCAATCTTTATATATTGCAAAGACCAACTGGACTTCAGGGGAACAATATTTTAGTAATATTCCTAGAACACAAGCACAAGCAATTGTGCGAACAGACAATAAAACAGTTCTTGGCATACATGGTGGAAGTTATGTCCACAGACCTTATATAGATAATGCAGGTCGTATGATTGATGTTCTTAAAGAAAGCGATTTAGATACAACAGAAGTTAAATCAAAAGTAGAAGTTTATGAAAACGGACGTAAATTAAAAGTTGAATTGCTTTTTCCTAAACATCTTATTGAACCTCAAGTTGGTGATATATCTCAATTACGTTTGCGTCTATATGATAGCTATGATGGTAGTTATTCCAGTCAACATTTTCTTGATGCTTTTCGTTTATGGTGTTCAAACGGATGTGCCAATGTTCAAAACTGGTTACGATCAACACAAAAACACACAAAACAAATTTCAAAACATGAGCTGGTTGATCGATCAATTGAAAAAATAAACCGAGCTATGACTGCCTTTCATGAAAGAGAAGAAGAATTTCGTAAATGGATTTCATTACCAGCTCGTGACGCTGAAGTTGAAGATTTATTTTCTAAAACATTAGCTCTTACAAACATTTCGGGATCAAATAAAACAAAAGTAAGCCAACCCCAGATGGATGTATTAATGGATCTTTATTATGAAGAAGATCGCAATGTATGGGGCGTTTATAATGCCATGACCAACTGGTCGTCTCATCCAGATACTCGCGGTCAAAAACATAATGTTATTCGCACACGCGAAAACAAAGTATCCAGAGCACTTCAAAGCAGATCATGGAAAGAATTAAGTAAGGCTGACAGCGACAAGGAGGAAGCAGTTTATGCTTAGAATAAGAAGATCAACTACAGATCGAATAATTGAAACACTAGCTGAAATACCAGTGTCTACACAATTGCAAATACTTAATTTGATAAAACCAATAGCAATTGAAGAACCTGAACCAAAGCACATTAACAAAATTATTAGATCATTTTACCAAAGTGCCAAGTTTCAAAAAGGACTACACAATTTTTAAACGGAGTAAAAGAGCAATGACCTTCAAACCTAAAAACATGTTGGAAGAAATCATGGGAATACATCCTTGGAAATATCCAAACATGTCAGGAAAATATAACAGAGAAGATAGGAGCAAACCAATGGAAGGCTATAAACAATATGTATTTTTAAAAGTTTTAAATGAAAGTTATCTAATGCCAGCAACTGACGAAAACATTGAAGCTGCACATACAATTTGCAATGAAGCTTTTCACGTTCTATTGGACGCTAATGGAGAGTTTCATATCAGTTCTTTTAATGATGAAAAACTAAATGAAATTAAAAACATAAGAGAATATACAATTGTATGGCTACCATACGATCCTAAAGTTAAATCTACGCAAAAAAACGTATCTGTTGGATAGCAATACCTAAAACACCTACATCTTTCATTTTTATAGGTTCATGCTCCTGGTTGGTTGATTGAGGCATTAAAAAAGGAGGAAACCATCTTCCTGCCTCAACACCGCCATGAGGAGTATGATACACAATAATACAATTATGTTTTGGCTTTCTAACGCGAGTAGGTTCACAAATAATAACGTCATCAGGAAGAATACCTCCCATTGACATACGGTCTGTATCAATTTTAACCGCAAATGATTCCTTATTTACAGGTACTAAAGTTGTAACTTTTTTTGTTGATCTCTTTTTTAAAGTTTCAATTTTATTTGTGTTTTTGCCTACTTCAATAATAGGAACCATATTACCAGAAATTTGGAATCCAGCCTGATCCCCTAATGGTAAAGGTATTGAGCAAACGCCTGCCAATCTATCTAATACTCGTCCCGAAGGCGTATATTCTTGATCTTTAATAAATCTTGTAATGTTTGTTGCAGATGTTTTTGCTTGTCTAGCCCATTCGTCTGCCGTCCAGTTATTTTGGGCCATGCAATCTTTCATCCACTGCGCAAGTTTTTTTTTGGTGTCCATAGAATACCTTTCTGCATTAATGAATGTATAACCTGTGTTATCTCTGCAATACTGCATTCGATTATAGAAAGTCAAGTTTTAAATAAAATAATTTTGCACTTGTGAAAATGCAGTTATGCATTTATATATAGAATATGATATATACATATTTGACACAATTAGAAGAAATCGCAGAAAACACAGGTTGGACTTTAAAGGATGCCTGCGTGGATGCAGGATTAAGTGATACAACATTCTACAGATGGCAGTTAGGAATAACAAAACCAAGAGAAAAACAAGCGCAAATAGTTGCGGAGTATATGACCACGTATGCACGGTAAACGCCAAAATCCTGAAACCGTGGAGCAATTCACAAATGCTTTGATTGCACAGCTAATCGAACGCAGAAAAGAATTGTCAATATCACAACAGGATTTAGGAGCAAAAATAGGGGTGGCAGACAACCTCGTCGGCAAGTGGGAATGTGGCATGCGCTTGCCATCTGGATTTCTCTTATATTGTTGGACCGAAGCTTTAAATCTTCGAATTACATTGGAGGAAACACACTATGGGTAAATTCTCCAGAGACAAAGGTGCAAGATATGAAAGGAAGATCGTTAACACCTTACGAGAAAATGGCATTGATGCCTCTCGTGTGCCTTTATCTGGCAGTGCTGGCGGTAATTTCTCTGGCGATGTGGATATACGAATTGACGGGCAAGCTATACGAGCCGAAGTCAAAGCACGAAAAACAGGATCAGGATTCACAACAATAAACAACTGGTTAGGAGACAATAATTTATTGTTTTGCATTGCAAACAATCAAGAACCAATGGTCGTAATGACCATGAGTAATTTTATTAACATTATGAATATGAGCAAAGACCAAGAGGATAAAAATGTCAAAATTCACAATAATGCCAAGCAAAATATTTGATCAGGATTTAGACCCTGCATCAATAGCTCTGTATGCATTTATGTGCTCTCAGATAAACGATGATGGATTTGTTGACGCAACATACGCAAAAATGGGAGAGGCGTGTGGCCGAAGCAAAGCATGGGTCGTAGAGAACATAAAAAAACTTCAAAGCAGCAAATTAGTTGCTCTTGAAGGCAGAGGAAAGTGGGTCAGAATACTGTACGACGGTCAGTATAGTGACCTCAATGGTCAGTCCGCTGAACAGATCGGTCAGCCTGCTGAACAACACCTAAGTAGTACTATACCTATACATACTACTACTAACCCTATTAAGAAAGAGAGGAAGAAACCCAACCTCTCCCTTCCTGATAATTTTACACCCACAGATGAAAATATGATTTGGGCATCACAAACGCGTCCTGATCTCGATCTAACGGACGTTACTGAAAATTTTATAATTTACCACAAAGCAAAAGACAACAAATACGCAAATTGGCAAATGGCTTGGAGAAACTGGATAAAAAAGGAAAGACAAAATGCAAAAATCACAAGCGTTAGCCCCCACGCAAGAGGAAAAGCAAATTCAGATCGCGGTAGACAAAATATCGCCACCGTCTTGGAGCGTAGGGCAAATCGCTCATCTTGAATTTGGAATTGACAAAGACTCAAATTTTGGACTTCAACATTGTCAATATAATTACAAAAAAACCATCCAAATTGATGAAGTCGAATATGAATTAGAAAACTATCGGCAAGCATTAAAACCAGCAGAGGATAAAAGCATTGCTGTTTTTCTGGCAAATATTGTCAATCATTTTGGCGCACCAGAAAACTGGGCTGATCTTACAGAAGATTATTTTATCGCACTAGAAGATCTGCCAGAATATCATTTACAGGAAACATACAAAAGTATTTTAAAGAATTGTAAATGGTTTCCAAAAATAGCTGAAATACGAGCAAATATTCCTGATACTTTTCATCGTCAAAAACATACTTATAGCAAAATAAAATTAATTCATAAACAATTTAACAAGGAGCAAAATAAATGAGTTCTCATATTGCTAATGATCAGTTACTTGAAAATAATTTTGAACTTTCCGAAGAATATGAAGAATGGGCAAATCAACAATCCATAAAAACAATGTGGAGCGATTTTATGCAGGAAATGCAGCTCAAATATGATGGCCCAATGCCAGCAAAAGACGATCTCAAAGATGAATTCTTTAGAACCAGGATTTTATCTTTGCTTGTTTGACATTCTGCAAAAGTGCAGTTATAATCAATAATAAAGAGAAAAGAGCAGATAAATGCAGTATACAAATGACCTTAATTTACCCCAACCAATTGCTGACGCGATCATAAATGATCCGTACAGCTCGGGTGATGCAGACATTAGTATAACAAGTCTGATTTCACCGCCCCAAAAAGTAGCTTTGGAGAAATTATACCAAGATCAAATAACCCGTGATGTCTCAGATGAGATCTATGCTCTGATGGGAAAATCAATACATAACATATTAGAACAAGCAGATACGTCTGCCATTAAAGAGCAACGTCTTTATATCAAAGAATGTGGATGGACAATATCAGGTCAATTTGACCGTCTATGTCTAATCAATAAATCTTTACAAGATTACAAAATGGCCTCTGTTTATGAATATATAAATGGCGTCAAACAAGAGCGTTATGAACAATTAAACTGCTACGCAGAAATGATCAGACAAAACTACCCTGAAGATCAATGGCCTGAAAAACTAGAAGTCATATATATCTTTAGAGACTGGTCAAAAAGAAAAGCACAATTTGATAAAAATTATCCCAAGCATCAAGTCGCTGTTATCGAAATTGATATGTGGGATTCAGATGCAATTCAATGGTTTATTAAAGAGCACGTTGCAGAGCATCAAATGGCACGAGAATCTGAAGGTTCTCCTAGAGCTTGTAGAGACTCAGAAAGATGGAAAGAACCTACAAAATACGCCCTTATGAAAATGGGACGTAAACGAGCCATCAAACTCTACACAAATGCTGAAGAAGCTGAAGAAGCAAGAGCAAAAGATAAAGGCTTGGATCTATATATCGAAACACGCCACGGGGAAGCAACACGATGCTTACATTACTGCAACGCATCTCCGTTCTGTGCCCAATTTAAAAATGAACAAAAACTTGAAGAAGAAATTGTCTTTAAACAAGCAATGGAAGGATCTTAATATGTCACAAAACAAAATCATTCTTTCTCACCTTAGACGAAATCCTATAAGCGCATATAACGCAGTGCTTATGTACGATATTTATCGCCTAGCCGCTCGCATCAAAGATCTCAGAGATGACGGTCATACAATCATCACTGAAATGAAAACCAATAAAAATAAAGTGAATTACGCTGAATATCATCTCATTAAGGAGGCCGCATAATGGCAAAACAGTTAAAGCCTGAACTTATAGAAATTCTTAAAAAGTATAAATTAGAACCAAAAGAAGCTCTTTGGGATTGTCATGGCACATGGGTTATGCTTCACAAATATATTGAGCAAGTTGCCCAGACAGCAAACATACAAACTGAAATCAAACAAATAGTAGACAGCAATCCCAGTAATGTTGTTGTCCTTGTTGAAGGCAGTTTAGGCGATCACAAGGAATGGACTTTTGGCGAAGCCAGTCCTAAAAATAATAAAAATGCATATCCTTATTCTATGGCAGAAAAACGAGCCAAAGATCGGGTTATATTAAAACTTATCGGGCTGGCAGGTCATGTCTATTCACAAGAAGATGTGGCAGATATGGATAGCAAAACGCCATTTGAAATAAAAAACCCACCAAAAGAAATAATTAAAGGAGTGCCCAAAAATCTAAGTTCAGAAGAAGCTTGGGCAAAAAAAGCTTTAGCATCTCTTAACAAAGTTAAATCAAAAAAAGATTACAACAATTGGAAAGATAATTACGGAGAAACTTACAATCAATTCAGACAATCGCATCCTGAAGAAATTAGAAATTTAGCAAATGAGATTGAAAGAATACGCAAAGTATTTACCCCAACCCCAACCCTAAAGGAGAGTGCATAATGTTAGCACAAGCAACATGTATCGGTAATCTAGGACGTGACCCAGAAGTATCGGTAAGTAAAAAAACTGGAAAAGACATTGCTTCATTTTCTATCGCAACTGAAAATGGCTATGGCGTCAACAAACAAACTGTTTGGTTTAATATCGTCTGCTTTGACGAAAAGTTGATTCAAAATGTTATTCAACCTTACGTTAAAAAGGGAACAAAACTTTTTGTTCAAGGTAATCTTAACATTAGAGAATACGACAAAGACGGGGAAACACGCAAAGTCACAGAAATTGTTCTTGGCTTTGGATCAACATTAAAGCTTCTCAGCAGTGCCGAGCGGAGCGAAGCACCTCGAAAAGCTGAAATGATTGATGATGATTTCCCAGAACTTTAATTCAAAGGCTGACCTCCTAAATGGCGAGTGGTGGCGTCACTAAAAAGATTTATTGCACAGTATGATCAGCCGTTAGCTTTTGAGCCTTCTATTGTTGAAGCAATAAAAGCTCATTCCACGAGTTAATCGAAAAATACTAAATAAATCATCCACCACATTTTACAAGGACGTACAATGTCATGCTTAAAATGTAAAGATCAAGGATTTATAAATAAAGAGCCGACCAAAATAATAAAAAAATATTTTTGCAAAATCAATGAAACAGAAACAATAACAACAATAGAAGTTGGTGGGATTGATATTTGTCCCAGATGTCAAAAACAAAGTGAAGCAGAATACCAAGCGCAACTAGGAGCCAAATGTGAGACAATTAGAAAATGAATTTCCAATAACAGTTGAAACAGCAAGCGATAAACTGCATTGTTCAATCAGATGGCTTCGAGAGCATATGAGAGATCACAACATAGGACGCAAGGCAGGTCGTGTTTGGATATTGACTGAAAAAGACTTTGACGAATTATTGGAGAGTTTAAAATGTCCCTCAAAAAGTTCCAAAGAGGTCAAACGTGGTACATCAGGGGTTCGGTCGCAGGACAGAAAGTTTATGAAAGTTCAGGAACTTCTGACCCCGAAAAAGCGCAACAGAAACTTGAAAAACTTCAACACGATCTCTGGCAAGGACACATCTATGGAGATAAAGTTGTCGTAACTTTCTCAGACGCAGTTTTAAGTTACTTAGAAAGCCATCCTGACGAGTCCGAGCAAGACAAAAAGAATATTAAACGTGTTCTTGATTTTTTTCATAAATATAAACTAAAAGACATCGATCAATCTTTATTAGACAAAAGCTATAAAGCTATCTTTAACGAAAACGTTAAATGGGTAACAAAAGACCGCGTTGTCCTCTCGCAATTAAATAAAATACTCAATCATGCCAATAAAAGAGGATGGTGTGATAAACCTAATTTTGAAAGAGACAAACTACCACCAAATAAAACAAGGTGGATTACACCAGATGAAGCTGAAACTTTGATTAATGTCTCAGCTCATCATCTTAAACCTATTCTTATCTTAATGTTTTGCACAGGAGCACGAGTATCTGAAGCTATTTATCTTAATACAATCTCTATAGATATATATGAAGAGACAGTCATATATATGGACACTAAAAACAACCGCAATAGAGTTGCTGTACTTCCAAGTGCAGCTTTAGACGTCCTTACAAGAGTTCATAACAGATCAGGCCAGGCATTTGTTGCTCGATCAGGCAAACCTTATAAATATAATAACAAAGACTATGGCGGTCAAATCGACACAGCTTTTAAAACAGCATGTCGAAATGCTGATATTCAAGATTTTACACCTCACGATATAAGGCATACATGGGCAACATGGTTTTATGCCCTCACTAAAGATCTATTGCTATTAAAAAAGGAAGGTGACTGGCAAAGCGTCTCAATGGTCGAAAGATATGCTCATTTAATGCCAACAAAATATACTGACAATATTAGTAAAGTATGGGGTAAATCACACCCATTAATAGGTGCTCTTCCGACCCCAAAATGTGCAAAAAGCGTGCAATTTAAAACACAAACTTTATAAGATACTGATAACATTGGAGTATTCAGCTACAAACGCATCATTGGTAATGATGAAGTCCCAAGTTCGATTCTTGGTAGCGGCACCATTTTCCCCAATCATATCAATACTTTATAGTAAATGTTTAAATTTTTAAATGTTCCTGTTTGCAGTACAGATGTAGAACACAACATAAACCTGCACACCTAAAGCGTGCAAAATACGTGCAACCAATAAAGGATAATAAAATGAAACAATATCAATTTGAATGTGTAATCGATCTTCCTTGGGTTAACCCTGTCAGAAATGCTTCAAGCAAAGAAGAATTTATAGAAAATATTTTAGCAGAATACAACGAAGCGTTGTGTGGCATTGTGGAAATACTTCCAAGTGACATTCGTAAAAACAGTATAAAAATGGAGGTTATAACAAATGCCTAAATATACAGCTATCGCAGTTCTAGAAGTTGAAATGGAAGCAACAATTACAGCACCAGACTATGAACAAGCATTCAAAATTGCAGAAAATTTAAGTATTACAGACTTTGAAGAAATGCCATTTACAGATAGCTGGAAAATTTTTGACGTTATAGAGGAGAAATAAAATGAAAATAAAAGATAAAGACATTCAGAAATATTACAAATCATTAGGCTGGAAGCCTTTCGACACAACAGATGGTCATACGTGGTTTGGAGGTAAAAGTCATTACCCAATCGCTGAATTTTTACCCGAGGAAGCGATGGAAAATGTGAATTTTGAGGATATTGATTTTCTTGTTGTTGGTTGGAGAACTGAATAATGCCTAAGTACACTGTAGGTATATGGGATGTCACATACTATCTAATTGATGAAAATGATTATCCGCTATTAAATGATGACGGTAATGTAAAAGAATTTTACTCTAACAAAATTGAAACAGGCTACTGGACAGACGGTATTGATCCAGATGATTTATTCCCATTAATAGAGGAGAAATAAAATGCCTGAATACGATGATGAAGTTTATGACCAAATATGCCCAAAATGTGGAGATACGACCAATTCTTTTGAAGCGTTCATAGTAGAGGGTATCAAAGATTCTGAATACTACTGTCCCGATTGTTGCCCAGATAATTATGGAGATAATGATGAGAACTAAAGATCATGAAAAAACATTACGTTGGATCAGCAACGAAATTAATAGGTATAACGATACCACTTTTTGGCTACAATCTGAACGTCCCAACTCTAACGATAGAATATTAGACCAAGCTGATAACTTATTGCATACTATAAGAGATGTATGCGATCTTGATTTAGGAAAGCATGTTAATTTTGGAGAGAATTAATGACTATGGATGACAAAGAAACTGAAATTTTTAACAAAATATATGAAGCATTGCTTAATGAAACAGAGTTGCTCTCAAAAGAAGGTGTATCAACAGCACAAATGGCTAGGGGGTTGGCTTCTTTTCTAGTTGAACTTTGTTACGATACTGCTCCAACAACGCCTCATGCTACTCATTTAATATTATCTGCTATAAATAACAAATTAGAAAAAATTATTGAAAAAGATTAATCACTATCAATTTGTCCTGCTATTGCAGAATATCCACACATATCAACATAATCATCTGGATTAAACGCACCGTCTTTAGCACGGGTAACTTTTAACAATACCATCATAATAGGTACATCTTTTGCTTTTATTTTATAACCAAGATAATTAGACCAAAGATTAGCAGTTTTTTCAAAAGACTCACGCATATTAGGGCCATGCGTTTCTTTTCTATCTTTGCAGACAAGTCCAATCGCAGTTTCTAATATCTCTTTAACTTTCATTTAATTCTCCAGCATGTCAGGATTAACAGTGTACCGAGCAACTTCGCCATGCTCTTTGTGGAGCACAATGGCTTTCATTGTTTGTTTGGATCTATATCCGTGATTAGCGGCATATGCGTCACTAGGAGCCAATATTCCATGACTTTCAACAACAATGCCAGGATTTTGTTTCACCTGATCGTGGTGCACATGACCAGTATGAATTGATCGGTGTAGAGTAGATCCCCATTGTTCAGGCCAATCTGTTGCAAATAACAACGGCAAAGCGTTCATGCGTGCTCCGTGACCATGATGCGTCCCAATCATATTTTTACCAAACGTAAAACAATGAAACTGACGAGGGGATGTGTCTACAAAAACACGAGGTTCATTCTCATAAAATAAATTAAATGCTTCCATTAACCATATTGCAGAAGCCATATCGTGATTGCCAATCTCTATAACAAGACGCACAGACTTATGTTTGCTTAATATATTAGACACAAGATAACGAAGTGATCTTACAGCAATCCGCACCATTTTTGGAAATCTACTGTCAGCATCAAGTACATTTTTATTTAAAGGCGTTACAGGAGTAAATCCGTCATAATGAAGGAAATCACCTAAAACCAAAACTGCGGCTTCTTCAGAGTTTGGTGTTTTATCTACCAAATGAAGAGTTGCATCTAAAAGAAGTTTCTCAGCTATTGTTAAATCGTAATTTTCACCGCCTGTTTCTTCATCCCAAGCAAGCATTCCAAAATGATGATCCCCTACAGGATAGAGAGTTAAGAGGTTTGCTTCGTAGTTTTTTCCTGCCTTAATAGGCTTTTGAGGTGTAATTCGATCTTTTAAACCCTCTATGATTTCATCATATATGTCTTGTGTTTCTTCTTTATTAATTCCTGTTTTAATCCATTCAAGAACAGTATTTCCATCTAAATCATATAAGGTTGACTTGCCTTTTATTTCATGGCCTTCAGGAACCTTTCTTGTTATTGGATGCCCTAATCTTTCTTCTATGCGTTGTCTTCTTGCTCTTACACTGCGACTTCGTAAACCTAAATAGTCTGATGTGCCCCGTGAACCTAGCTCGGTGTAAAGCTTGATAAACTCTTCATCTGTACACGTTGCTTCACTCATATTTAATAACCGTTTTGTCAAACAAGAGTTGTTCTTTTTTACGTCTAAGAACCAGTCCTTTTAAAATACGTCCAGCAGCTCTTCGCCATTTCCAAAACTCATTGGAAGCTCCTAGATAATCTCTTCTGTTTAATTTGGATCTAAGCGTAGAAGATTTAAATCGAGAAGCTCCAATATTATATATAAATGACACCAGACTCGAGAATTGGTTTTCATTCAAGGGTGATCTAACCAATCTTGCAACAGCGTGTTCAGACGCCTGCAATCCATAAACCAAGAATTCAATCGCAAGTTGCTTGTTAATTGGTTTGTCATCCAGATTAACATTTGTGCCATCAGGATAAAAACAAGTCCCGTACCCGATAGTAGGTACGCCAGCACTACATAAATAGGGTTTCTCACGGTATCCCTCAAAATGCTTAACAATCCATAATCCTTCATTGTTAATCCTCATTTTCTAAATTGACGACCACCAAACCAAAAGGCAATTATACTACTAAATAATGCCATAATCTGATCATCAAAACTCTCAACAAGAGCATCTCCTGGAGGCAATCCAGCTTTAACCAAAAGATAATAAGTTGTGCCTTCAACTGCTAAAAAAAGGCCAACAAAAAGGTATGTAACAACAGGTCTTACAGACGCTCTGAGAGCGTTTACAAAGCCTCCACCATCTAACGATCTGTCGTGCTCATGAATGCTTTCAACTTCTCTGATATTGGCGTCAATGGCTGTACGATCCAATTGAATCTCAGCTTGACGTGTCATTACTTCAAGTTCGTGTTTTTTATCTGCTTTGTCTTGAAAATAATCCATAACTTTGGGTAAAAAAGATGAACCAAATCCAAGTAAACTGCCAAGTAAAGTAAGGATGTTCGCCTCCTATTTTAAATAAGAAGCATTTTCCCCTATTTTCTACAGTTTTTGTATGCACAAAGTATTATTTGAAGTGTCCACGGTAATGAACAGTATGTCGCCAGAACGAGCGAATTAAATATCTGTCTCTTGCAATTAATTTCTTAAACATCTTTTTCAACTTTATCATTATTTTCTTTTTTAGGTATTTCAAGTTCTATGCATCCAGCTTTTGCTTCAACGATCGAATGATTTTCTTGGTAAATAACTTTCAAAATGTCAGCACCTCTAAAGTAACACTGACTTAATGTTTGAGTAGGTGGAAGGGGATCATTAATCACGGTTTTTATAACGGTATCTCCTGTCCAGATCAGTAAAATTACTATGGCGCTAAACATTCAATCCTCATAGGTAGGTTTCGGTACATAGAAATGTCTGTTGTTATGAATTTTCTCCAAATGTGTGATGCGAGTTTCATTGTTCTTTGCCATTAAAAGTATTCGTTCTAACTCTCTGTTATTTTTTTCGAGTCGTTCGGGTGACATAATCCCTGATAAAACATGGGTTTTCTGTGCGTTAAGATCAATTAAGTTTTCTTGGCGGTCAGTTCTTTTATCTAAATCTCTTAATCTCGATTCATAATCTCGGCTAATTTTTTCAAGTTGATCAATTACTGACGAAAGTTTCTGCTTCACGATGGCGGCGGCTGAAACAATACTCACCAACATACCGCCTAATGTGATTAATAATTTTCCATCTAATTCCATTACTGAAATTTATACCTAACAATAACAATTCCCGAGGCACCGTTCCCGCCAGAAACAGCCCCCGATGAGCCGTGAACATTTCCAGTTCCCCCCCCGCCAGAGCCAGTATTTGCGGTGGCATTTCCACCATTATTTGATCCCGTAGCTCCCGCTCCAGCCGAGCTATGTCCAGCAGCTCCGGGCGTACTATTCATTGAACCTCCCCCGCCACCGGCTGCCCGTGTTACTGACGATCCGCCTTGTATCGCAGAAGCTAGACCAGCACCGCCCGCTCCCCCGTTATTGCCCGTGGTTCCCACGCCATTTCCTCCAGC